ATTGATCCTTGTACACCAGCGGAGTCTATGGCTCCTGTGGAAGTCTGTACCATTCGTTGTAAAGCTTCTGCCTGTGAAAAAGTAATCTGACTAACCTGCCCAAAGTTAAAGGGCTGTAGTACTGACTTAGGATCTCCATTGGTTAATATGATCTTTCCGGGTCTAACTTCCGGTCTGGAGCCTCTGGGAAGCCGTGTAGCGTCCATAGCCATCATGGGGTGTACAGTCAGGCTAAGAGCGTCAATTCTTGCTCTAAGCTCTGTGTCAAGGGCTTTTTGGCTGTTGTAGCCTTTTTCACAAACTCCTCTGCCCCAGAATCTTGACGGTACTACGTCCCAAGGAAATGCTACTATGGGCCTGTCTCCCATCATGTATGGGTTTTCTTCCGCTTTTAGTAGTATTCCATTGTTGGCTATAACTACCAGTGCTTCCACGTAGTAGCTTTGGTCTTCAGTGTCTCTAGTTTCTTCTATGGCTACAGTTAGGTCTGAGTCTACGTCTTCTTCCTCTAAGGGATTATTTGCTGCTTCCAAAAGAACTCTAGGAACTAGGCCGTAGTACTTAGTTAACCTAACTTTGTCGTCGTCGTAACTTGTTATGTCTTGGTCTGGTTCTATTTCAAAGTCTGAGGCTGCTTGACCTACGTAAACCTGTCTGTATACTCCTTCCTCCTGTAGTTGTTCCACAAGATGCTTGGAGACAAACTCATCCACAGCTACGCCCAAAGCGTCGTCTATGCTGGTTGCTATGGGGTCTATCAGGAAGTTCTGTGGCATAACTGGACGTAGTTTAACCATAGTCCTGTCTTTAATGTTAACACCTACAGCCTGTAAGTCTCCACCCATCACTGGTTGTGTAGCGGGAGCCATTTCCTTGACTTCCTCTAGGACTACTTCAGCAACGCCTGTACCGTAGACTGCTGAGTTAATCAGGCATTCACCTACTGCTTTTCTAATCTGTGCTTTGTCAAAGTCTTCATGTAGTTTGTTTCTAAGAAAGGAAATGTCCTGTCTTTCTCTGTCACCTATGTCGTCCGTAACGTCAAAGAATCTGCCTCTGCCAAAAGTAGCTTCCTCAATCTCAGCTACGCTGGATTCCACTGCCTGTTGTAGCGCAGGACTAATAATCCTAGATCGTTCGCTTTTACGCTCCATGTCTCCAGCGTTCCAGATACCTCTCCAGAGTCTGTAGTATTCGTCAAACTTCTGAGCGTAGTTAGCTTCGTAGTGATCTCTCCAAGTCTCACACTTAGCCATGACCCAATCTTCTACGGATTGTTCGCTCATTAAGGTTTTTTCTTCGTCCATGTATTCCATATTAATATCCTGCTACTATGTCCAGTATTTCTTCGTCCTCTATCTCAAAGTCGTAGTGGTACGCAACTTTAGCTAACTGATCCGTGTAGGCCAATGCGTCCACTAAGTCGTCGTGAGTCAAAGGGTCAGGAAACTGGAATAACTGATCCAAGAATCTACTGTTCCATTCACCTTTGTTTAAAGTAATGTAACCGTTTTCAAATCTACCTTGTAACGCCCACATTACCCTGTCAGTCTTCTTTTTGTTACCGTGGGTTAATTCCTCCACAGTAAAGAATCTTTGATTTCTTTTCATTAAGTCAGTCAAAGGGGACATAACTGCCTGTCTAGCTATACCTTTTTCTATACCTACTCTAATAGGCTCATAGTCCCTGACTACTTCAAATATCTTTCTTGCCGTTTCCGACAATTCCCATCTACCGTGTATTATGTTCTCAACAAACCAACCGTTAGGGTTAACTTTGACAATAGCGATTGCAGTCTCGTCAAGGTTGGAATTCTTCGTTCTTTTCTTGTTAACTTCCTCAAAACCTGCCAAGTCAATGCTAACGTAGTAATCTCCTACCTCCTCGTCGTCCGGTTCTCCAAATTTAATCCAATCCTCTTTAAACATCTCACTACCTCTGGCCTCAAAGGAAGCCATAAATTCCTGACGAAAAGCGTAGCTTGACATGCTTTTTTTGGCTACGTCTATTTCCTCTGAGTCCAGCAGTGGATTAGAATAGGAAGTAAAGTGCCAAGTTTTGTAGGTTGGATCGTCCCCTAATTCTCCGTATTGATATAGGTCATAAAAGTGATTACGTCCCATAGGTGTCCCTATGAATAACGCATCACCCTTTTGGTCCGCTAAAGCTGGCCTTAGGATCTGCTCAAATACCTCAGGCTTCATGTCTGCGTATTCGTCTAGGACTAAGAACCTAAGACTAACACCACGCATGGTTTCAGGCCTGTCAGCTCCTTTTAGGGATATTGTAGCCCCATTGACCAGTTTTAGTTGTAAGTTGTTAATGTGACTACTGACTATCACTGGATTACCTAACTCCAGCAATGTTTGCCACATAATGTCTCTGGCCTGTCCTTGAGTGGGTGCTACATAGAATACATGCCCCTTCTCAGTCTGTAAGGCTCTTAGGATTAACATCCAAGCTGCTAACCTAGATTTACCAGTTCTTCTACCCGCAGCAACAATCTTGAACCTTGTTTCGTCGTTCCAGACTTCCTGCTGCCAAGGTAGTAACTCTATGTTTAATTCAGTCATTACCGTCCCAATTCAAATCAGTTAGCTTTGCCAAATATTCTTTGTAGCTGTTCTTTGATTTGTCGTTCTTGGGCGTTAAGTGTTCTTCCTTGGGCTTTGATTTTTTCAGCTTGTTTGTTGCTTTCAATTTTTGTAATGTCCATTAATAAGTCCAGATAACTGGTGTAGTATCCCTAATGTCTACATGGACAAAGCCCTTGGCTACTCCAATACCTCCAAAACCTATGTCTATGGCATTTTCTATAATTGATCTTCGTTGTGCACCGTCACTAACATAAATGTCAGCAGCTATGCCTCTACTGTGCGTCCCCGGCTGTTCTTTTTTAACCTCTTCAGGGTGGGAAGGATCTCTATAGCCACTTGTGATTACAAAAGGAAAACCACAGTTCTCCCTGAGAATGTCAAGCATTTCTATAAACTTATCTTCTATTTCATTGTTACCTGTATGAGAACAAGCAAATTCATCTTTAGTAAAATGTTTAAACTTCATCAGAAATGACCTCCCCTTCAATAACATCCTTTTCTTGGGTTATAGTGGTTTCCGCGCCTCCTAAATTTGATATGGTTATGGAAACTGCTGACCTTCCTCCGGTAGCTTCCTTTTCAAAGTAACTAACAGGTAACATCCTGTCCATAATTAGTTTCCATGCTGCTGATTGATTTTTATGTTCATCGTCTAATGCAGCATTAAAAATAGTGTCCATTACTTTCTTAGACTTAGGGGAAGCTAACATTCTAGCTTTGTATTCGTTAATGATAGCTGCGTCACCCTTAGGTCTACCTAGGTTCTTCCTGTGGCCTACCTTTTTTTCATTAACTTTAGCTTTAGGAGGCCTACCTCTAGGTTTTTTAATATTTTTATTATCTATCATTGTATTTTACCTTCTTAACTAAAGAATACTATATTATTTTAACATATTTTTAGTCAAAAGTCAACCATAATTTACATGTATTGTCAAGTCCTTTTTGTTACAAATTGTTACATATTAAAAACTTATGTAAAACAAAGGGTTACTAAGGTTTACTTTAGTTTGATTTTTGGTCTTTTTAGTATGTCAGCGGTAACCGTAAAAATATAAAAATTTCTAAGCCCTCCCCCGTGTCAATAAAAAGACCCACGCCTTAGTTAAACCTTGGTTAAACCTTGGACAAACCTTGGTCAAACCCTGGCCAATGCGCTGATGTTTAGACAAAAGATAGACAAAAGAATGACCAAAGAATGACCAAAGAATGACCAAAGAATGACCAAGTGTGAGAGTCAATATAGT